GCCAAGGGCGTAGCGTGGATCGTTTTGCAATGGAAGTTTTCTCGTGCGCACTGTCTGCTGGCTCTGCTGGCATTCTGGTCGACATGCCATTCGTTGAGGGTGCGACCACTCAGGCTGATATCGTTGCTGCAAAGGCCCGTCCGTATGCGGTGCTAATCGAGCCTGATTCGATCATCAATTGGCGCGTCGGAAAAAACGGCGCCATCGAGCATCTGCGTTTTTACGAAGAAGCCGAAGAGCCTGACGGCGATTTCAATACGAAGCGCATCAAGCAAATTCGCGCATTGTGGCCTGGGCGGTTTGAGATTCACCGGATGAATGACAAAGGCGAGTGGGTTTTGCATCTGGCCGGTGCCATGTCGCTGGATGTGATCCCATATGTGCCCGTCGTGTTCGGCGATGACGATCATATGATTACCGCCAAGCCGAAGCTACGGGACCTGATGCACTTGAATATCGAGCACTGGCAGAGCAAGAGCGACCAGCAGACGATTCTGCACGTCGCACGCGTGCCGGTGCTGACGATCATCGGCGTTGAGGATGACACGTTCAAGCTCAAGATCGGTGCGAGCACGGCAACCAAGCTGCCGCTCAACAGCGACATGAAATATGTCGAGCACTCCGGCAATAGCATCCAAGCTGGTCGGGATTCGCTCAAAGACCTTGAAGAGCAGATGCGCCAATCTGGCGCTCAGTTGCTCAAGCGTACCGAAATCAGCTTGACCGAAAGCCAGGCGCGCGACGAAGCAAGCCGACTGGTTGCGCCGCTGGCGAACATGGCCAAAAAACTCGAAGACGCGCTGGACCAAGCGCTGGCGCTGTTCGCAAAATGGCTTGGCGAGCGCGATGGCGGAAATATCAAGGTCGGCGCTGATCTGGATTTGGACTTGGCGCCACCGGAATCGCTGGATGTGCTGCTGAAAGCCAACATGGCCGGCAAGATCAGCGACGAAACGCTATTCAACGAGCTGCAGCGACGTGGCGCGATTGCCGATGACTACGACTGGGAAACCGAGCGCGAGCGGCTAGAGATGCAAGCGCCAGCACTCGGGACAATGACAGATGCAAACGGTCAACGCGCATCTGCTTGACGCTGCTATCAGCCACCAGATCGATATCGAGCACTACAGCAACGGCGTGGTGCGGCGGATCATTGCGCTGCTGAATCGCGTTGATGTGGATCTGTTCGCGCAGCTGCAATCCGTTCTGGATGATATGGAAGGCCAGACCTTCACCGTTCAGCGTCTGGAGAAGTTGCTCGAATCCGTCCGGGCCTTGAATGCGCGGGCGTATGAATCCATCGGCAAGGAACTGGCCGGCGAGTTGAAAGCGCTGACCGAATACGAGGTCGGCTATCAGCATCAGCTCTTCAGCAGCATGTTGCCGGTGCAGGTGTCGATTGCGAGCGTTCCGCCGAGCCAGGTCTATGCCGCAGCCATGGCGCGTCCGTTTCAAGGACGACTGTTGCGCGAGTGGATGGAAGGGCTGGAAGAATCGAGAGCCGCCAAGGTTCGCGACGCCATCCGCATCGGCTACGTCGAAGGCGAAACCAATCAGCAGATCATTACCCGCATTCGCGGCACCAAGGCGCTGAACTACGCTGACGGCCTGCTTGATATCAGCCGGCGTGATGCCGATGCGATTGTCCGCACCAGCGTGGCGCACACGGCCAACTACTCGCGCCAGCATTTCATGGAAGCGAATTCGGACATCATCAAGGGCGTGAAGTGGATCGCCACTTTGGACAGTCGCACAACTCCCGTTTGTCGAGCCCGCGACGGAAAAATCTACCCTGTTGATTCCGGCCCGCGCCCACCTGCTCACATCCGCTGCCGCTCGTCGATATCGCCAGTCACCAAGAGCTGGAAAGAGCTTGGCATCGATCTGCCGGAGAAAGACGTTGGCACCCGCGCCAGCATGGATGGCCAAGTGCCAGGCGACATGAATTACGCAGAATGGCTGGCGAAGAAGCCGGCAGCGTTTCAGGATGAGGTACTTGGCGCAACCCGTGGGCGCCTGTTCCGCGATGGCAAGATGCCGCTTACCTCGTTCGTGAACAACGCAGGGCGCGAATACACGCTAGACGAGCTGCGCAAGCGTGATGCAGCCGCTTTCAAGAGGGCTGGGCTGTGAACGGAGTAATCAATCTATCTGCCTATCGCGAAGCAAATCAACCGCATCTTTCTGGCAATTGCCGCTGTATGCAATGTACTCATGAGTGGGTCGGGGTGGCTCCAGTCGGAACAACATGGCTGGATTGTCCGGAGTGCAAATCGACAAAGGGCCATTTCACAAAGCCTGTTGTTCGTGGCGTTGAAGCGTGGACATGTAGATGCGGAAATCAGCTTTTCCACGTCAACCGAGAAGGACTGTATTGCGCAATGTGCGGCGAATGGCAGGTGTTCCCATAGCAGGGCTATAATCGCCGCATGGACGAATTCAAGCCAAGACTGGTAGTCAACAACGCGAAGCCGGAGAAAGCGCGGAAAGCGCGCACTCTCCCTAAAGTGTCGCCGTACTGTCCCGTATGTGGCGGCAGCGTATGGCACTATTCATATCAAGGCCCAGCAAATCGCGTGCAAGATGACGGCTGCAAGGTTAAGCCTGTTCGCGTCAGGGTGTGCGATTACTGCCAGGCGAAAGGCAAGGTGACGACGTGGTGAACGCCGACGAAGGATGGGGCTTTTAGCCCATGGCACAAATAAATTAATTCAAAGGCTCGCTTCGGCGGGCCTTTTTCATTTCCGCATTCCAGTTTCATCCAGCCCCGGTCAAGCCGGGGCTTTTTCATTTCCGGGCTAAGCCCAGCAATCACCCAAGGGGTTTTCCAACATGAAGTTCCGCAATCAATTCCGCAAGTACATGAACCAAGCCGGCGAAGGCGGTGACGCTGGCGGCTCTGGCGGCCAGGCCGTAACACCTGAAGTTCAAGCCATGATCGACGCGGCGGTTAACAACGCAGTCGTCGGCCTGAAATCGAAAAACAGCGAGCTGCTCGGGAAACTCAAAGAGTCGAGCGAGAAGCTGAAGGAGTTCGACGGTATCGACGCTGGCGCAGTGCGCAACATCCTGCAACGTTTTTCCGACGACGAAGAGGCCAAGCTGATCGCGGGCGGGAAGATCGACGAGGTGTTGAACAAGCGCACCGAGCGCATGAAAGCAGGGTTTGACAAGGAATTGAAAGCAGCATCCGACAAGGTAGCCGCAGCAGAAGCGCGCGCGCAGAAGTTCACTGCCCGCGTGTTGGAAAACCACATCCGGGCCGAAGCGGAAGCCGCCGGCCTGCATCGTTCCGCCATTGACGACGCCATCTTTCGCGCACAAACCGCGTTCGGCATCGACGACGACGGCAACGTAGCAGCCAAGGACGGCATGTTCGGCAAAGACGGTAAACCGCTGACCCTCAAAGAGTGGTACGGCGACATGCGAGACAAGGCACCTCATTGGTTCCCGGCTCAATCTGGCGGTGGAAGTCAGGGCGGCGGAAGCAATGCGGGTGGCAAGTCCATGTCGCGAGCGGCGTTCGAGCAGCTCGCCCCGGTAGAGCAAGCCAGTTACATCAAATCAGGCGGCAAGGTCACATAACGACCGCCGCAACAAACCAATCAAGAGAAGCCCGCCATTGAGCGGGCTTTTTGCATTTATAGGACGCAAAAACAATGGGTACTTTGACACTCACTGGCCTGATCCCGACCATTTACGAGGCGATGGACGTTGTATCGCGCGAGCTGGTTGGTTTTATCCCTGCCGTATCGAAAGACAGCAACGCAGAGCGCGCAGCAGTCAATCAGACCGTTCGCTCGCCGGTAGTCGGCGCGATGGCGGCCGAAGATCTGTCGCCTGCAGCCTACGCAGCAGACACACCGAACCAGACCATCAACTATGTGGACATGGTCATCACCAAGGCCCGCTCTGTGCCGTTCGGCATCACTGGCGAAGAAACCGTTGGCCTGAAAAACGCCGGCACGCTGGCTGTGATAAACCGTGACCGCATCGCCCAGTCAATGCGCACGCTGACTAACGAGATCGAATCCGATCTGGCCGCGCTGCATGTGTCGGCTTCGCGCGCATACGGCACCTACAACGCCACGCCGTTCGGCACTGCAGGTGATCTGTCGGACTTCGCCCAGGCTCGCAAGATTCTGGACGACAACGGGACGCCGCAAAGCGATTTGCACATGGTTCTGGGCTCTACCGCGGTCGCCAACATTCGCGGCAAGCAGTCTGGCCTGTTCAAGGTCAACGAGGCCGGCACTGACAACCTGCTGCGCCGTGGCGCAC